CCATCTACGACCAGAGCCAAGCCGCCGAGCAAGCCGGGGTGAAGACGCTGGTGTTCCGCACGGGTCCGCTCAAGGGGGCGGGGACGCCGGGCGAGCCGATCACGGAAGACCAAACGGGGCACTTTCAAAAGCTCGTCAACGAGGTGCAGACGCACTTCGACCACGCCGTTCGGTCGGGCCGGGGGATGAGCGCGGCGCAACTGGCGGCCGTGCGTTCCGGCGGGGTGTTCCCGGCGGACGAGGCGAAGTCGCTGGGGCTGATCGACGGGGTACGGAGCCTGGATTCCACACTCGCGGCGCTGTCCGCGGCCAAGTGAGTCACTTACGGGGGGTTCGAATGAGGACGTTTAACGAGTGGCTCACCGCCAACGGGTTCGACCCGGAGAGTGTGAGCGCCAACGAGCTGCAAAAGTTGTCGCTTCAGGCGGCATGGCGTGCGTCCGAGCAAGGGGACGCGAAGCCGGTCAACCCGGTTGCCGCGGCGAACGCCGGTACGCCGGTCGGTGCCCAACCCGCACAGAAGGCGGCGGACGACGGGTTCGCGGCCACCATGCAGGCGATCGAGTCGGAGAACGACCGGATCGGCTACATCCGGTCGAGCACGGTCCAACTGTGCAAGGAGTACGTGGGCGACTCCGACCGCGTCAAGCAGATCCGCGCCCTGTGCGACTCGGCGGTGGCCGACCAGAGCGTGAACAAACAGCGGTGGGATCTGGAACTGATGCGGCACACGCGGGGCATCAGCCCGAACGTGTTCGTGCCGAGCACCCCGCAGGTGACGGCCGACGTGCTGGAAGCGGCTGTTTGCCAGTCCGCCGGGCTGAAGGGCATCGAGCAAGTTTTCGACGCCCGCACCCTGGAAGCGGCGCACAAGAAGTTCAAGGGCGGGATCGGCCTGCAAGAGTTGATTGGTGAGGCGGCCAAGTCGCACGGGTTCCGGGGCAGCGTGGGTCGCGACCTTCGCGGGGCGATGAAGGCGGTGCAGTTCGGTGAGATGCAGGCAACCGGCGGGTTCGCGGTCAGCACCTACGACCTGTCGGGCATCCTGGCGAACGTGGCGAACAAGTTCGTCCGCGAGTCGTTTATGTACGTGGAGAGCGAGTGGCGGAAGATCACCGCGATCCGCTCCGTCCGCGACTACAAGGCGATCACGACCTACGCCGTCACCGGCGACATGAAGTACGAGAAACTCGCCCCCGGCGGCGAGATCCGGCACGGCACGCTGTCGAGCGAGTCGTACACGAACCAGGCCGATTTGTACGCGAAGATGATCGGCCTCGATCACCGCGACCTCGTGAACGACGACCTCGGGGCACTGTCCGTGGCGGCCCGGCGGCTGGGTCGTGGTGCGGCGCTGAAACTCAACGAAGTGTTCTGGACGGCGTTCCTGAACAACGCTTCCTTCTTCACGTCCGGCCGGGGCAACTACGACGACGGCACCGACACCGCGTTCAGCGCGGACGGGCTGGCGGCGGCTGACGCGATCTGGTCGGCGATGACCGACCCGGACGGGCACCCGCTCGGCAGCAAGGGCGCGATCCTGCTCGTGCCGCCGAAGTTCCGCGTCGCGGCGATGAAGTTGATGGGCTCGCAGACCATCAACGCGGCCGACGAGGAAGGGGTTCTCAACCCGTGGGCGGGCATGTTCGAGGTTGTCAGCTCGGTCTACCTCGCGAACTCGACCATCTCCGGTTACTCGACCGACGCCTGGTACATCCTCAGCGACCCGCGCGACGTGCCCGTCATGGAGGTGGTGTTCCTGAACGGTCAGGAGTCTCCAACCATCGAGTCGAGCGAGATGGACTTCAACCGCATGGGCATCGGGTTCCGGGGGTATCACGCCTTCGGCGCGGCCCTGCAAGAGTACCGCGGCGGGCTCAAGCTCAAGGGCACCGTCTAAGCGGCAGCGATTTGACAGGGCGGGGGACGTTCCCCGCCTCTCCCTCACGAGGTTCAACCATGAGCGTGATTCGACTCCTCAAAGATCACACGAAGCACGGCAAGGCAGGCGAGATCATCGACCGAGTGCCGTTCCTGGAAGCGAAGCAGTTGGAGGCGGACGGCGTCGCCGAGCGGCAACCGCCGGAAGGGTTCGGCAAGGCGCCGAAGGCCGTGGCCGTCAAGGAAGTGACCATCGACCCGAACTTCAACCGGCTGGAAGACCCGAAGGACACCAAGAAGGGCGTCAAGTGATTCGCGACAAGCGAGTTTATTTGGGCATGCCCGGCTACGGGGCGATCACGGGCGGGGCGGCGCGTGGGTTCTACTACGCGACGAACCGCCACCGTGTGAGCCGGTGTATGCGGGAAAGTTCCTTGCTCGCCCACAACTTCAACTTGCTGTGGTGCTGGGCGCTGAACGACGACCGCAAGGAGCGGGTCGACTACTTCGCGATGCAGCACGCGGACATCGAGCCGCAAGACCTGTGGCTGGACGTGCTGATCGACGAGATGGAGGCCAAGAACCTCGACGTTCTCGGGGTGGTGGCTCCGATCAAGGACGTCCGGGGTGTCACCTCGATTGCCCTGGACAAGACGGACGGCACGACGTGGCGGCCGCACTGCCGGCTGACCATGCACGAGGTGATGCGACTCCCCGAGACGTTCACGAGTGAGGACGTCGGCGGACACCCGATTCTGCTCAACACCGGTTTGTGGGTCTGTCGGTTCGATCCGGCGTGGACCCGCAAGGTGCGGTTCACGATCAACGACCGCATTATCGTCGACCCGGACGGCGACTTCATTCCCGAAGTCGAGCCGGAAGACTGGTACTTCTCGCGGCTGTTGCACGAACAAGGGCTGAAAGTCGGTTGTACCCGCAAGGTCGATCTGGGGCACCGGGGCGGGATGGTGTTCGGGAACGGCAAGGCGTGGGGGAACAACAAGTACGACGTGGAGTACCTCGAACGGTCGGTGCTCGACGCGGACCTCGACGACGGTTGGTTCCCGGGCAAGGCGGCGGGGTGGCTGACCGAGGACGAGGGTCGGGAACTGGCCCGGATCGCGGACGGGAAGGTCGTCTTGGAGGTCGGCTCGTTCTGCGGCCGCTCAACCGTCTGCCTGGCTCGCACGGCCCACGCGGTGACGGCGGTGGACACGTTCGACGGGCGGGGCACGGCGACGCAGGGGGACACGCTGGGGACGTTCCTCAAGAACCTCGACCGCTACGGCGTGCGGGACCGGGTGGAGCCGGTGCGGGGCGAGTCGTCGGAAGTGCTGCCCGACCTCCCCCCGATCTACGACGTGGTGTTCATCGACGCATCCCACGATTACGAGAGCGTCAAGCGGGACGCGGAACTGGCTCTGGGCCGGCTGAAGCCGGGCGGGGTGCTGGCGTTCCACGACTACGGCGACCGCGACCCCGGCGTGGTGCGGTGCGTTGACGAGCTGATAACCGGCGGGGCGGAACTGCTGAGCCGGTGCGACTCTTTGGCCGTGATCCGGCCGACGTTGGTTCCTTCAACAGTGGGGGTTTAGATCATGGCCGACGCGACCTACCGATCGTCCGACCCGACGATGGTGCAGTACACCCCGGCGAGCGGCAACGTGGCCGCGGGCCAGGTGGTGCTGCTGGGCAACACGGCGGGGGTGTGCTGCGGCATCGCCCACCAGCCGATCACGAACAACACGCTGGGCAGTATCGCCATCGGCGGCGGTGTTTACGACGTGGTGAACCTGAACAACGCGGCGAACTACGCCAAGGTGTATTGGGACGACACCAACAACAAGGTGACGACTACCTCGACCAACAACGCTCTTTTCGGGTTCATCGTGGAGAGCGGCGGGGGCGGGGCGAACACGACCGCCAAAGCCCTGCACTGGCCGCTGGTGTAATCCGACGCCGGGGCTTTGACGGCCCCGGCCTTCCCTCACGGGGTGCGTTCCCATGCGGACGTTTCAGGTTTTGAAGGAACTGGATCACTGCCCGCTCCCGACGCGGCAGTTCGAGGCCCGGCCGCTCAAGACGCCGACGATCACCGAAGACAAGCTGGTCTATTCGGACGGCAAGAAGATCCCGCCCGAGGTCATCAGTATTTGGCTTGCCAAGAAGGGGCTCGTCGAGATCGACCCGGCACTGCAAGCGGGCGAGAAGTAATGGGCCTGTTGTCCACCCGCGGCCCGGCGTTCCTCAACCGCGCTCTGGGCAGTGCGGCGGGGGTGACGCTGATCTATTCGCGGGGCGGGACGGCGGGGTCGGTCACGGGCTGGCCGGGCGAGGAACAGCGGGACGAGACGCTGCAGCCCACGGAAGGGACCAGACGGAACAACCGGGAGCGTGACTTCCTGATTGCCTACGACGCGACATGGATTGACACGGGCCTCGCGGAGCCGGCGGTGGGCGACCGGGTGAGCGAGACGATCAACGGTGAGGAGACGGTGTGGGAGGTCAAGCCCCGCGACACGGAACCGGCGTGGCGGTGGAGTGACGCTACGACCCGGACGCGGTTCCGGGTCCACACGCGGAAGGTGACCTAGTGGCCCGGATCGTCGAGCTGTGTGACGAGTTGGTCGCATCGCTGGGGGCGGTGATGCCGGACCACGCGACGGTGAGCCGGGTGTACGTGCCGGAGGTGGACTCCGACCGAATGGAGGCGAACGAGCGTCTCGCGATGGTGTTCCCGGTCGAGGACGCGGACGGCGGGGCGGTCAGTCGTGGCATCGACAGCACGCTCTACACGATCGGCGTGATCCTGTGCGAGAAGTACACGGAGCGGGGCGACATCCCGAACGATTGGGCCGACGAGCGGGTGCAGTGGGTGGAGGACGCACTGACGCGGAGTCTGGCGAACGCACGGGAGCGACTCGACGGGGCGGTTCCGGAAAGTCGCGAGACGACGGTGTTCGACCCGGAGTTGTTCGCGGAGGGGCTGTTCTGGTCCTCGACCCTGATTACGTTCCGCGACGAACACGAGGCGACTTGACATGGCGGTGCCACTGTTAGCGGCGGTCGGAAGGCAGATCGCCACCTACGTCGCGAAGGATGTGGCAAGGGACGTGGCGGACCCGCGGAAGTTGCTCCGGAACCTGCGACCGACGACGAAGCTGAACCGGATGTTCTTCGACCAGGAGAAGGTTCAAAAGGCACTGAGCCGGGCACGGCGGAAGGCGCTGTCGAAGGTCGGGGCGATGGTGCGGAAGCGGGCGCAACGGTCGATGCGCTACCGGAACAAGCCGAGCGCGCCGGGCCAACCGCCGAGCGCCCACAAGTCGAAACAGCTGGCGGCCCTGAAGCGAATGAAGAGGGCCAAGCACAACGGGGCGTTGCTGCGGGAACTGTTGTTTTACGGGTACGACACGGCGGCCGGTTCGGTGGTGGTGGGTCCGCTGGGGTTCAAGGGGTCGGACGCCCCGAAGCTGCACGAGTTCGGCGGTTCGAAGGCGGGCGGCGGGCGGACGATCTGGGTGAAGAACAAGCCGGGGCGGAAGTCGAAGGGGCGGTACACGACGGACGGGATGATGAAGGTCACTCTGAACGGCAGTGTCCGCTACCCCGCCCGCCCGTTCATGCGGCCCGCGCTCGACGCAGTCATGCCGAAGATGGCCGAACAGTTCCGCAACACAGTCGGGGGGTGATCTATGTCGATGAAATTGGGGATCGACAGCAAGTTGTACCGGAACACGGGCAACTACAACACGCCGACGTGGACGTCGATCGACGCCGTTCGCGACTTCACGCAGAACGTCGCTTACGACACGGTCGAAGCCCCGAGCCGGGAAAGCCGGGTCAAGTCGATGGCGAAGACGCTGGTGGACATCAGCGGGTCCGGGTCGGTGAAGGTGAGCGACACCGACGCCGGGTACATCGCGTTGTGGGACGCGCTCGTCTCTTCGACCGCCGAGTTGGACATTCTGGTCCTCAACGGCGACAGCACGACGAACGGGGCGCGTGGGTTCCGCTACGACGCGATCGTGACGCAGGGCAACGAGGACCAGGCGATCACGAACGCCCTGTACATGGACTTCGAGGTCCACCCGTCCGCGTTCGCGACCAACGCGATGAAAAGCGCGGTCGTGGCGGCGGGCGCTCCCGTGTTCACCTCGATTTAAGGGGGCTGTGTGGCGAAGTTCACCGACGCGGCGGGGCGGGAGTGGCGACTGAACATCACGGCGGGGGATCTGGCCCCACTGCTGGACGTGGGCTTCGACATTGACATGGTAGCCGGTGCCTACGTGTTCGAGGACGAGGCGTTCCACGACCAGGTGATGCGGATGGCGATCGGCTCGCCCAAGAAGCGGGCCGAGGCTCTGTGGGTGTTGTGCGAAAAGCAGGCCGAGAAAGAGGGGGTCAGTAAAGACGCCTTCCTTTGTGCCTTCGACGGCAGCACGAACAAAACCGCGACCCGCGCCTTGTTCGAGGCCATCGCAAATTTTTCCCCGGACGGTCTGTTCTCGCAGGCGATTCAGGCGAACGGGATCGAGAGCGTGATCCCTGCGATACGACCGGCGACCAGTCCGTCCGACGACTCTGCTACGAACTCGCCGGCCTCTGCGGGGTAGACCCGCGACCGTTTACCTTTCGGGAACTGTGGTGGATGGCGTGCGGCCGCATGGACGAGTCGGTCAGCGGCAAGGAGTACTTGGCGGGCTGTTTCGGGAAGCGGTGGACCGAGACGATCCGAACGGAGATGCACCCGCTGAGGCGGCGTGAGGTTCAGACGGTGCGGAAGAAGGGGCCGGACGGGGTGCGGGTGATGACGGACGCGGAGGTGCGGTTGTTCGACTCGCTCACGGGGGGTTAGTGA